ACTCCTCGCTTAGATTGAACATCTCTTAGGAATGGTTCAACAATGTTGACAAAGTTTGATCTTGTGCCTGCATCATTGAGTTCAAAGAGTTGAGCATTTGCTGCTGCTTCAATCGCTTTTTCTACTGTGATGAACAATCTCCTTACGTTGATGCGGTCGAATGCACTACTGAATGCAAGTGCAGTCTTGTCACCAAAGAGAGTGATTCCTGATCCGGGTAGTGAGATAACTGGGTTGATTCTTTGTGAATACAACTGATCTCTATCTGCCTGACCGGGGTTATATGCAAGTTTCACTGCATGTGCTAGTGAACCTCTTGATGTTCCTGCAGGTGAGAACCATGGGAACTGATTTACATCTGTTCTAACACAGAGTCCTGCAATGTCACTTGAGAGTGGCATGTAGTTGAACTTCTTGTTGAACCTATCATAGAAGTATTGATATCCACTATCGAATACAGCGTATGATGATGATGCTAATGGTGCGAAGAATCCTTGAACGTTTGCTAGTTGAGTTGCTGAAGTTGTAATGTTTACAACTGAACCACGGTTAGGTGAGATGAACGCTACACAATCTTTTCTTGCTTCGCAAATTGATATAAGTTTCTGTGCCTTTGCTTGCTCTTCCGATACTGTCTTAGATGCTCCACCTTGTAGTAGGAATCTGATATCAGAATTTACCTTGTCTGCCAACTTATCATAAGCGGTGAGTGTGTCACCTAGATCAGCGTCATAGGATCCAATGCTTCCACCGTAGTCTTTACCACCTTTCAGTAAGTAACTCTTATTACCTAAGAAGTTGAACTTGACATCTTTAGCGTCTTGTCCCCAAGCACCTGCTGCTGCAGCAATTGGTGTAACTCCACTACTGAATCCACTTGCTAGTGGTTGTGTGTTATGGAAACTATCTGCTGCATTGACAGGAGATAAACCGGCAAATACGTACTCAGACTCATTAGCAATGACATTCTTGTAATAGATGTCTTTGTTAGGTGATCCTTCAGCATCTTGTGCCTTTGATAAGTTGCCAAATTTTTCTAGTAAAGATCCTGTGCTTCCTGTAACAGTGCCATCAGTATCAATAACAACGACGTTAATTGCATCATTGCTTCCATTTCTTTCCGAGACATAAGAGTTTGTCTGTGGTTTTGGTAATACTGATCTCCACTTGATTGTAATAGCATCAGTTCCACCATCTCCTCTTCCGGTAGTGATGTCTTGCTGATTATACCAATCTGATAGTGCAGGTGTTCCGGTAAGTTTCCATGGGTCGTTTGCATTTACTGATGAGATACCAATGTTAGTATGCTGACCGTCAGATCCTGTCTTGAACTCAAGTTGTGAGTTTTGCTGATATGTTGTTGCAGATTCAACTCCTGCAATAACTGTTGATGTAATCTTGACATCGATGAAACTATTACCTACACCAGTGATAATTCCCTTCAGGTAGTCATCACTTCCGGGTGATCCGGTTGTTCCAATACCAATGTTTACACCACTCAAATACTGAGTTACAGCATAACCTACTGCAATAGGTTTAGATGTGTAAGTATTAGTTCCTGAACCACATACTGCAGTTAGAATACCAGAAATCCTTTGGTCTGCTGCGTTATCAATAACACATACCTTTAGGTTTTCTCCCCATGATCCGGGGTTCTTCGCTGCCCAATAGAAATTGGTTGCATTGATTTCGTTGTTGTTATAATCATCGTAGTTTTCGATGACTAATGTTGTGGTCGATGCTATTCCAACTCCTGCGTTGGCATTAACCATTTGTGATCCTGCAACATTCCCACCACCGGCACGAACAACATCTAGTTGCCCTCCATATGATAAGAAATTAGATGCAGCATACCAAGTTTCATAGTGATAGTCAGTTAGACCTTCACCGGGACCGCCGAACTTGTCTACAAGTTCTTTTTCATTGTTGATCCTGACAACTTCATTGACAGGTCCTTTTTTGAATGGTCCGGCAATACCGGCAGCAACGTTAATGCTTGCATTTACGCCACCTCTGGTAAGGTCAACTTCTCTTACACTGATACCCGGAGATGATAGTCTGAGTGCCATGTAAAATTCCTGTGATTCCCTACTGTTTGACTATTAATATTTAGAAAAAAACACGCTTACAGAGGGGAAACAGTGCATGAACCCTACCAATCAGGATATAATTCAGGTTTATTCTTTCTTCTTTTTGACTTGACTCTTATCTTTGTACACTCCTTACACTCATAAGAATATGCAGAAGGTGTGGTTCTTTTATTTCTTGTTCGGTAAAAACCACTCAACAAATCTTTAGTGATACCACAGGTTCTACATTTCCTTTCTGTAAATACCAGATGATCTAGTGAAAAGGTATCTTCAAATTCCATTCCTACTGTCATAGGTCATAATCCACCAGATTACAATGCCAACACAGACACATAGTATGAAGACCATCCATATAATTGACCAGATAATCATCTATAATCCCACATATAAGAACGATCACCATACTCATCAACTTTCCAGACATCCCCTGATGAGTCAACAATCTCGTTCTCTTCATCATTCAACCCATCTGTCATGAATCCGAAAGGTGCCATGTCTTGTTCTATTTGATTCTTTTGTTCTTCATAGATCCTTTTCCTGACATCATTGTCAGTCATCTCCTTGAAGTATTCTTGTGCTACCAACCATGCAAAGATTACTAAACACATAGCAAGGTCGTCATTACAACCTTCTTCTGCTTCAAAGGATTGTCTCTTCTGAACAAACGTGGTCAACTCTGAGATTATATCATAATCTAAAATTTTTAATTTATCTTCCTCAATCAGTGTTTTCAGGTTACTGCAACCTACCTTCTTTACAGTGACACTCATCTTCACACCCAATTGAGTTTTCTTACCACTGAAACCTGTACCGACTATCTGACCAGATCTACCCCGCATAGCACACATCAATACATTCTCATACTCTAAGTCATACTGCAATATACTTGCCACTTGATCACCAATATCATTTACTTCACATAAAACAAATGCTTCTTGATATGCTAGTGCCACATCCATAATCACCGATGGGAAAAGCATAGGTTTGATTTCATTATCTCTATACTTTGCCACCACTCTATATGGAAACTCTGTGATGTCAAACACCACAAAGGCACTATAGTCCTTTGAAATGCCTCTTGCTACGTCTACAGTGATAATATAATCTCTTCCCTTCACAGGCGTCTCATACACCATCAGATGCCCGTTTGTTTGCACTGGGTCATTATATGCCATTGCTTTCAATTTGGATGGTGCAATCAATGTATCAACAGATCCTAAGAATTCGCACTCGAACTCGACCTTGAACTGTTGTTCACTCGTGTTAGCAATAGTTTGTGCTTTCCACTTTGCATCTCTACCCGGAACTTCTGACCAGTGAACCTCAGTGGGAACATACTCATTTCTACCTTTCTCTGCGTCATGCCACATACGGTAGAAGTGATTCATACCTTTGGGGGTAGATACAATTATAATTTTTGTTGACTTACCAGATGATATTGTAGGATATACTGAACTAAAAAAGTCGTCTGCAATATGATTTGGTACGAAAGCAAATTCGTCCAAGAATATGATGTTGAAGGTCATACCTCGAACAGCAGCAGCAGATGTAGATGCTGCCATGATCTTAGAACCATTATCTAGATCCATCGATCCTTTGTTCCATGCAACAATACCTTGCTGCATCCACTTTGGCAAGTTCTCGTATGCAGTCTGCAATCTACCAAGTAGATCTCTTGCAGTTGCTGCCTTGTTAGCAAGAATACCGATGTTTATATTGTCATTGAATATAGCATAGTGCAACAAATAAGACACCGACGTCGTTGACTTACCAGTCTGACGGGGCATCATACAAATATTGAATCTATTTTTATGAAAGTTTTTTATTAACTTCTCTTGAAATGGCCACATCTCAAAGGGTACAAGACCCTCATCAACGTTTACGATTTTAATATATTTTCTAGCAAAGTAAACTGGATCGTCTTTACACTTTAGAAATTCTTTTACATTATCTTCTGTGAACTGAATTTCAGTGTTCGCTTTTTTTAGATTCGGATTACCAAGATAGACGTCACTTTGTTGGGGCATAAATTAGCAGTTCCACTTTCGCAGTGATTTATTTATTCTTGAATCTGGATCGTTGGCAGTCTTGCTAGATGTCAACTTCTTTTTCATTCCCTTCATTCTAGCACAGAAAGATGCTCTTCTAGGATTTCCAACTTTTTTGGTAGGTGCTTTGAGGTCAGATCCGGGATTTTCTCTTTCGTAAGACTTTCTTCCCTTTTCGTTGAGTCCACCTTCTTTATTCTTTCCTGACTTTTTTGTCCATGCTGCTCCCTCAACTGCTACCTCTTCATTCTTAGGACGACAATCAGGAACTAACTTACCACCTTTCATTTTCATACCCACTTTCTTGTGAGTCTTCCAACACTCTTGAGTAAACTGAGAATATGACTTTGACTCTTTGTTCATAGAGATCAATTCATTTCTTGCTTCTCTTTTACTTTGTTTACGATAGCGACCTACCTCTGTGACCTTACCATCTTTACCATAGTGTCTTCCTTTTGTTCTATTGACATGATCTGTCATAGCAGTGTCAACTTCCTTTGTGCTTCTAGCATACTGAGAAGACTTATCTTTTAGATTAACCTTTTCTTCAATCTTTTTTTCTTTCTTTTTCTTCTCCCCAAACTTTGCCATAGGACCTTTGGGTTTACCATCTCCTTTGTATAAACCGTAAGATGTTCCTTCTTTCTTCATCTTCTCCTTTGCTGCCTTGAGTCTAGCAAGAAACTCCTTTCCACCCTTCTGTTTCTTGATCTCATCATCACTCATCTTCTTACCAGACTTGTTCTTATCAGCATACATCTTACTTTGCATGTCATTAGAACTTGTCAATCTACTATCTTCTAATTGAACATCCTCTTTTTTGACACAGTTTGGATATCTTTTACCAAACATAGTCTTCATACCTTTCTTTTCATATCCTTTCCAACACTTCTCTGCGAAGGTAGAGTAACTTATATTACCTTCAAACTCTTCCTTCTTACTGTTACCCCAGTTTGCAGCACCAACTTTACGACACTTGACTAATGCACCTGATGCATATGCACTTGGCCATACAGAATATCTTGACTTGACCTTATGATAGCAAGCATCCTTTGTACCACTACCTTTACCCTTCTTGTCTGCTTCAGTAATTTGGTTTTCTTCTTTCATATTCTTTTTAGGTTTGTCAGTTGAAACGTAAGTTGGTTTTGCAGCACCAGTTTTTGATTGCTGATTAGGGTCTGCTGCCTTTTTTCTTCTTGATGCAGATTCTCTTTCTGCCTTAGACATACTTGCTCTCTTAGAAGATGACACACACTTAGGTGTACCTTCTCCGGGTTCGTCACTAGCACAGGTACCACCTGTCTTGACGTTTACCCAACCGGGTTTTCCATCTTTAGATTTAGATCCCTTGAACCATTTATGTAATGTCCCTTCTTCAACATCATCAAGATTTTTTATACCTGTAGGATTGTTAATAATACCTCTCATCCTATTAGACCTCATCATCCTCTTGATTTTTGTATAATCATTTAGTGGATCTAAACCATACTTTTTTGCGAAGTCTAAAAATTCACTACTCTCCTGTATTTTATTCTCTTCGTATGTCTTGACTCCACCTTTGATATAACCTTTACCCTTCTTATCATAGAACTTTATACCTTTCTGCACTCTCTCCTTCTTTTTTGCTGAGTATTCTTTATCTGACTGCTGCTTTGCTTTGTGCCTTTCTGCTTCTCTTTTTTTCGCATCTATCGACTGCTGTATAAATGATTTATAGCTAGTTAGTTCATCCATACTTGTAACTTCAATGTCAGTTACAGGTATCTCTCTATGTGCACGAAGAATTTCATGCGGAACCCTATTCAATGGTTTATCTTTCTTACTACCACCAACACTTTTTATATTTTTTGGCAGTCCAGTATTAGGATTTCTATCCTGTCCAGAATAGTAATCCACTTCATCAAGTTTTCCTAAAGTTGATTCCATTGCTTGTTTTCGTATCGTAGCATAATAAACTTTTTCACCTTCTTCCTTACCATACTGTTTCTTCATGTTCTTCTTCATGTCAGAGTCATCATATTTTTTCTTCAGCATTGTGTCCTTTCTCTTTTGAGATGAGGTCATTGTCGCTTCAGACACGCCACCACTACCACCATTACCACCAGAGTTACCGTTACCATTTCCACTACCATTCCGACCACTCCCATTTGAGTTAGAGTGTCCGTTACCGTTCCCATTACCATTCTTTTTAGAATCATCCTCTTGTGGTTCTTGACGCAAGTAACCGCGAGCACCAATCATGTACCCTTTTGGTATTTTTTTACACTTCTTATCAGTGTAGCAATAATATTGTCCTTTCGGGCAAGATTTGGTCATCGTATATCGATTACTATTTCTTATTTATATTTCCTTGCTTGATGATCTTTTGAAGATCTGCAGTGCTACCAATGAATACTGAATTATTTACAGTCTTTGGACCAGTTCCAGTTGGTTGCTCTAAGTCAACCATTTTTTTCTGTAAGTCAAGTAGTTTATCTGTGGTATCTGCTACACTCTTGATCAATTGACCTGCGACCTCATATGCTCTTGGGTGCTGTGAATCTTGACATACATCCAATATGCCATTGATTGCCTCTTGACCCTTCTCTACTAGATTGTATAATTGTGCTCTGCTATATTCGTAATCTTTTTTAGGGTCATCTTCCCCATTCTTAACAGGTTTGACTTTGACAGATTTAGTCTCCTTGACTATCTCTGTCTTTACGTTCATTGCCTTTTCTAACTCATCAAAGTTTTCCATTATTGGTCAGTGCCCTGACTAGGACTAAAGAATTTAGAATCTTGGAAGAAGTCAATATCACTATTGAATCCAAAATCATCACCGACTTCGATCAATGCATGATCGGCAGCGTTAATAAGATTTATAACATCACCATTACTATGCTTCATTTCTTTAGTTCTATATTGACCTCTGGCAACTATAATCGAGACATTATCTTTCTCCTCAACTCTCATAACTTCATTGTTGATTTGAATGTATTGTCCGACAACTAAACTTGCACCACTCGTTACCGTCATTAGAGTCTTACCAACTTCCAATGTTGCAGCAAGAGAGAGGGTTGAGTCTTGATTATAATCTTTCGTAGCAGTAGGTGTGACAACATATCTGACCTCTCTTGGTGCTCTGATAGCAGATGAGTAATCGATCTGAACCTTCTTGATGATTCCACCAGTCTCGTCTGTAGGAATCTCGTTGTAGAAATATGTCTTTGCCATAAATTCTAAATCATATACAATCGCTCTTCTTGTATTGAAGTCATCCTCATATTCATCTTTGAATGATATGTCACTCAATGTAAATGGTATATCTCTTTTCTCATCATGACCTTCTATCATGTTCAATGTAACATTATATGATGGTTGAAAGAATGGTAATATTTGCT